AACCCGCAGCGCCGATGGCCAGGGTCAGGGTTTCGCAACCGAAGCCTTTAAGGTCCTGCACCGAGAACTGCTGGCATAGACTTTTCAGTGCCGAGTCACGCTCGAAATCCCACGGCGCGCGACGCTTGGTCCCACGGCGTTTTTCCGCAGGCAGATCCTTCGGCCAATCATCCGGGATCAACAACTCCACCGGGTTGATGCGCTCCAGCTCCGCCAGCAGGTTTTCCCAGCCCTTGATCTCCAGCACGCTGAAATTGCCGCTGGTGATATCCAGTACCGAAAGCCCGAACAAGCGCTCATCGCCCAGCACCGCGGCGATCAGGTTATCGCGACGCTCATCCAGCAGCGCCTCATCGCTCACCGTCCCCGGCGTAATAATGCGCACCACCTGGCGTTCCACCGGGCCCTTGCTGGTGGCCGGATCGCCGATCTGCTCGCAGATCACCACCGATTCGCCCAGCTTCACCAGCTTGACCAGGTAACCCTCCAGCGAGTGGTAAGGAATCCCGCACATCGGAATCGACTGCCCCGCCGACTGCCCGCGCGCGGTCAAGGTGATGTCCAACAACTTGGCGGCCTTCTTCGCGTCTTCATAGAAGATCTCGTAGAAGTCGCCCATGCGATAGAACATCAACTGATCAGGGTGCTGGTTTTTCAGGCGCCAGTACTGCTGCATCATCGGGGTGTGGGAGGACAGATCGGACGTGTTTTTACTCATTGGATAATAGGCAAATTCGTTGAAAGGAGTGGGGCAAAGGTGGGGCGCTCGGCCCTGCTGATTTTGCAATGGCTGCAAGGTTAACATGCGAGGTCGGCCCTTCGCAGGTCACAAACGGATAGGTAAAACGCAAAGTGGGATGGCGCATTTGTTTAAATGCGCAGGGACGTGTCGCTATTGGCGCGCAGCCGAAAATGCCTCCCTCAGTACGATGAGGCGATCGCCTTGGCCAGTTGCATGTCGGACATAAGAGGCGAGGCGTAGGTCGCGCGATAGTACCGAGATGCCTGTTCGAACTCAGCACCGCGGATCTCGCCGTCCGAACCGATAAAGGCGAGGGCATCGGTTTTGGAGGATGTGAAAAGCTTTGGCGCATCGGTCGTGAGAACGCTGGCTCCCCCAATCAGGATGGTGGGCACGAACGTCGTGTACATCAGCGCTTTATCGAAAGGGTTGGCGTTTTCAGCCGCCGCTACCGGGTTGCCGATCACTGCCACGGCAGCGATCGCCAGAGTCTTCCATGAGCCCATTCTTCGATGCTTCCATTTCTGTGAGAGGCCGCACGATAGCAGAGGCGGTCCCTTTGCAGATATAAGGCGCTGCCGAGCACAATGAATCCCGCGCTGAAGATGCGCTTTCGATTGAAGCAGGTCCACTGAAAGGTATTGCGAGTGCATAATTAATGCATGAATGATGCAAATTAGCATTTGCCAACCCCAAAAACTCCCGTCACTATCGCCGCTATGCAAAAACGCAACGTTTCTATCGTCTTAAGAGAACTGCTGGACCGCGACCGGATCTCCCCCACGGAGCTTCACCGGCGTACTGGCGTGCCTCAATCCACGTTGTCCCGGATTCTCAGCGGCAAGATCGTTGATCCGTCGGATAAACACATCTCGCGTATCGCCGAGTACTTCCGCGTCAGCACCGATCAACTGCGCGGGCGTGCGGCGGTGGGGGCTTTGCGCGATGACGGGCGCGACCCGACGCATTCGGAACTCAAGGATATAAGCCTGTGGGACGATGACACCCCCGTTAATGATGACGAGGTGTCGATCCCCTTTCTGCGCGAGGTTGAATTGGCTGCTGGATCAGGAAGATTCGTCATCGAGGAAAGCGAGAAGGCCAGCCTGCGTTTTGGAAAGCGCAGCCTGCGACATAACGGTGTGCAGTTCGACCAGGCCAAGTGTGTGACGGTGCGCGGCAACAGTATGTTGCCGGTACTGCGCGACGGCGCGACGGTCGGCGTGAATGCTGGCAAAAGTGGCATCGGCGACATCGTCGATGGCGACTTGTATGCCATCAATCACAATGGCCAGCTGCGGGTTAAACAGCTCTATCGCCTGCCTTCCGGGATTCGCCTGCGCAGTTTCAATCGCGATGAACACCCGGATGAGGACTACAGCTTCCAGGATATCCAGGATGAGCAGATCAGCATCCTCGGTCATGTGTTCTGGTGGGGGATGTACGCCCGTTAACCTCCTTGCGTAAGAGAGAGCCCGCCATCGAGCGGGCTTTTTTTCGCCCGTGGAAAATCGCCAAACCCTTTGCCCGCAAGGCATGAAATGCATCAGTGCATTATCATGGTGAAATAAATGCATTTGTGCATTGACTGTATATGCATACATGCATATCCTTCATCTCAAGCCAGCCAACAAGGCCTGGTGGAGGCGGCAAGGATGCTGCCAAGGAAGACAAGGAAGGCACGCAACATCGGCAAGGACGCCATCAGAGCGATGGCAGGGATGCCAGGCAACACCGGCAAGGATGCCGACGCTCTTTAGTGACACCGCTTCAGCAACAGGCAGCGATGAACCGGCCTTAACGGTTCAGAGGGTTGGCAACTGACCCGGGTGTGCAGCGTAAAGCACCAGAAGCAGTTATCCGGCAGACAGGGATCGTGGTCGGAAAAACATCGAGGAAAGATCCGTACCGCGCCAGTAGCGCCGAAAGATCGACGCTGGACCGCATTACTGAAAAGCCTGGGCAACCGGGCTTTTTGGAATGCCTACCTATACATGGATTTACCCAAAAGCCGGTGCGTTGCCGGCATTGCTCAGCCAGGAGGCGTGACATGACAAACGAGCAGCAAGCGTTAGCGGAAATGCCTATCTGGCTGGTGATCGCACTGGCGCTGATTGGCGGCGTATCCGGCGAAATGTGGCGTGCCGACAAGGAGGGCGCCCGCGGTTGGTCGCTGGTCCGGCGTCTGGCCCTGCGGTCCGGGGCGTGCATGGTCTGCGGGGTTTCGGCATTGATGCTGTGCTACGCCGCCGGCATGTCGATCTGGACCGCCGGCGCCATTGGTTGCCTGACGGCCATGGCCGGCGCAGACGTCGCCATCGGCCTTTATGAACGCTGGGCGGCCAAGCGCATCGGGGTCAACGAAGCGCCGACATCCCGCTCGGATCAGCAGTAACTGCTGCAAGGACGCAACTGATGACACTCATCGAAAAACCCTCCCAACTGCCTGTAGCCATTGAGGGGGCGCTGAAGCGTGCCTTCCCACAATTACAGGTAGGCAACCACCAGGACGTTGGCGGCGCCGGGGATCACACTGGCGTGCTGATCAGCGTGGAACGCAACGGCCCCGGTGTGCGTTCCCGTGAAGGGCGCAAGGCGCATGCCTTGTCGGTATCACTCAGGGTTACGGTCGCCAGCGCGGCGGCGCCTTTTGACGCGTGCGACCTGGCCAGCCAATTGATGGACCTGGCCCTGGATAACCGCTGGGGCCTGCCGTCGGACCAGTGCGATTTACCCACGGCCGTCGTCGCGGCGCCCTCTGGGCTCGCCAGCGCCGAAACGGACTACGACACCTGGACCGTGTCCTTCACCCAAACCCTCTATCTCGGCCCGTCGTTGCTCGAAGACCCCACCGGCACACCGCTGTTTGCCCGCACCTGGGAAGTCTCGGACATCGACGATCCGGATCAATATCGGCCCCTGCAGGAGTAGTCCATGTTCGACGCGTTGTTACGCATGCAACTGGGGCCGATTGTCGAGCGCCTGGCGGAAATGGAAGCCCAGCTCGAAGACCTGTATCGACGCGCGGACAGTTTCTGCCGCATTGGCGTGTGCCAGGAGGTCGACGCTGCCAGCAATACCTGCAAGGTCAGCCATGGTGAGTTGCTTACCCCGGCGATTCGGTTCTTCAACCCCAGCGCCGGTGCGCAGACCGAAACCCGTATTCCGTCGGTGGGCGAGCAATGCCTGTTGCTCAACTACGGCGGTGGGGAAGGGGGCATGCAGTCTGTGGCGCTGTTCGGGCTGAACAGTAGTCTGTTTCCACCGGTGTCCAGCGTGGCCTCGCTGACCCGGCGGCGCCATCAGGATGGCACCCAAAGCGACTACGACGATGCCAGCCACACCTTCAACTGGATTAACGGCTCGATGATCCCGCAACTGCTCGGCCAGAACCTTGGCGATGACCTGTTGATCCTCGCCCAAAGCCACGCCGCGCAAGCGTTCTACAACAGCCAGAACGGCATTGTCGACTTCCAGCCCCAGGTCATCGTCGCCACCCGCCAGGGCGCCGGGTTATTGCTGCGTTTTGCCGGCACTTGGAAAAACCGCCAACAATCCTTCGAGGTCGTGACAAGAGCATGCTGATCCCAGGCCAGAACCAACTGGCGGAGCCGGCGATTATCGCGGTCGATGAATTCGAACCACTGCTGGCGGAGTTCAAGGCGTTTGTCGTCGACTACGTCGCCACCCGCGCGCCGCAGAGCGCGGCCAGACTCAAGGTCAGCCTCGACAACGAAAGCGGACTGCTGACCCAAGCGGCCGCGCAGCAACTGCTGCAAACCTACGCCGACTCCTGCCCTTGCTTGGACGGCCGCGTGAACCCAAGTTGGATCGACTATGCGTTCCACAGCGCCGGTGCGCGCAACTGCAGATACTCGAGCCCTTGAGGCCGATCATGATGATTCACAAAAAACGGCCATTGTGTCGGATTTTTTGTGCCCGGAAGAAAGCAAAAAGCCCCGACAAGTTCAGGGCTTTTTGTTGAGATCGAAAAAAGAGAGGGCGACTCCAGAGGGTGCACTAACACCCTAAGGAGACGCCAGATCGCAGATCTAGCCTGCAAGCCAGCCCCTCACTGCTCGCGCGAGCGGGACGGAGCCTAGCAGATAAATAAACGGACTTGCAGATGTTGAAAGAATTCAGATGCGGTAACTGCAAAAGACTTCTCGCCCGTACGGGTGGGTTTACAGAGCTCCAGATCAAATGTTCCCGATGCGGGACGTTGAATCATGGGAAGGCCACGAGCCTCGAGCAATCGCCTTTGAGCGACATGAAAGCGGAATCCTCCGCGACAAATCATTCGACTCAACAGGTGAAAACATGGACGCACAACCAATCGGCTCTAAATTGTTTTCTGGCGAATACAGTGCCAGCGTAGTTCAAGTCATCAATCCTGCGATGAACACCAATGGAGCAGTGCTTCGAACGGCTTCTTTCCTCGGTACGCAGTATTCGATCCTCGCAACTGGCACAACCCCCGTCACCGGGGCCACCGACAAGACGAAGCCTGTTGTTTTGGCTTCGGTAGCGGCGACCTACAATGCCTTGCAGTTCCCCGTCACTTTACCGGCTGGGTATGGGCTTTGGATCGCCACTAACTCGGGCTCATCCTCGCTGTTCCTGACCTACGATCTGCTGCCATAAGCGAGACCTGGCCGACTCTAGAGTCGGCCATCTTGTTTGTTACGTAAGCCACGTGAAACTTTCCAATACCCCCGCCATCGTGGGGGGGGCTTTTCGTTTTCGGCTCCACCACACCCATTGCTCCAAGCTGGGAGTGCTGCTGGGGCGAACTCATTTGTACAGGTCGTACTTCGGCCACCTTTCTCTATGGAGTGGCGATGGATCCTAACGACCTGGGGCCAGGCACACGTTCGCGTGGCTTGGCGGTACCGGCACTGTTCTGCTCGGTGGTCTGTTATGGCTGAGAAATTTCTCTTCAAGTCAATGTGGTTCAAGGCGTACGCAGCGGTGGCGTAAACGCCGTCGGCTCAGGCCTCAGCACCGCTGTCGGTGGCGCAATCGGTGGTTTGCTCGGCAGCGAGGCAGGCAGTTGGCTCGGTGACAAACTGTTCGGCTCAACGGATCGCCTGCCTGCACCCAATGCGGTGAGCAAGGAACTCAATGCGGCGCGCACGGATAACGTGCAAGTCACCCTCGCCCCGAGTATCCAGATCACCGGTGTAAACCCCGCCCCGGTGAACAAGGCTTCATCACCGCCAAGCTCGACGAAAAATCCCGCTCGAAATACCAAGGCTGCCGTGCCAGTTGGTGGGATGTCTCCGCCGGCAAGCAGCGCGTCGTCCAGGTGGGGAATGCACCGTTCAAAACCTTGCGCCAACGCTACCAGAACGAAGCCGAAGCCCGCGCCGTTGCCGAAGGTGAACTGCGTCGTGTGGGGCGTGAAAATTTGAAGTTGCTGATCGATTGCCCGGGCAATCCATTGTTGGCCGCGGAAGGCCTGTTAGTGCTGGATGAGAGCTGGCCGTCCTATATGCAGGGGCGCTGGTCGATAAAGCAGGTGGTTCATGTCGGCGATCCGGCGACGGGATACCGCAGTTCGATCACGGCCGGTGGGTTGTCGATATAGTTACTTTTCGAGAGTAAAACCAATGGTGATAACACTCCCCCAGCTGCTTGACGTTATGCCGGATGCCCGCCTTAGAGCGGGCGTTTTTTTAATGCCCTTGAATGCGGCTTTCGTTCGTTTCGAGATCAACTGTGCGAAGCGCATCGCCGCCTTCCTCGCCCAGATTGGCCACGAATCCGCCGAACTGCGTTACGTCCGTGAACTGGGCAGCGATTACTACCTGAGCAAATACGACACCGGCAGCCTGGCCGCGCGCCTGGGCAATAGCCCCGAAGCGGATGGCGATGGCCAGTTGTACCGTGGCCGAGGACTGATCCAGATCACCGGTCGGCGCAATTACCTGGCATGCAGCCAGGCGCTGTTTGGTGATGATCGTCTTTTACGGGAGCCGATGTTGCTGGAGCAACCGCAAGGGGCGGCTGAGTCGGCCGCCTGGTTCTGGCAGGTCAATGGCCTGAATGAGCTGGCCGACAAGGACCAGTTCACCACCATTACACGGCGTATCAATGGCGGGCTGAATGGGCTGGAGGATCGCTTGCGGCTGTGGGCGCGGGCGAAGGCGGTGTTATGCGTTTCCTAGGGGCCTACCAACTGATCGGTGCTTGCCTGTTGGTGGCGGTGACCTGGCAGGTCCAGGCCTGGCGCTTGGGGGTACAGCTTGAGCGCCAGGCTTCTGCCCATGCACAGGCGCTCAGCCAGCAAAGCCAGGCGGCCTTGCATCAACAACAGGCTGAACAGGACAAACGGCTGGCCCTGGAGCAACAGCTCAGTGCCAGCGACCAACACCATGCTCGGGAGTTGAGCGATGCCCAACGTAACCAGGCTGCTCTGCGCGACCGTCTGGCCACTGCTGATGTGCGGTTGTCAGTCCTTCTCGACGCCACCGAAGCCGCCGATGGCTGCGCAGTGCCAAGTACCACCACCACCGGCGGCCTGGTTCATGCAGCCGCACGAGCCCGACTTGACCCGGCGCATGCTCAGCGAATTATCGGCATCACCGATGCCGGCGACCAAGGACTGATCGCCTTGCGCGCTTGCCAGGCGTATGTGCGCGCTGTCGCCCGCTAATCTCTTGTTCCAGTCTGTCGCTTGCATGAGCGATTTGCTCCTGTAGGGTAGGCAAACCCCCGCCCACTTCTGGAGACCGTCGTGAAGGAAATCACTCAACTTGCCGCTGACCTGGGCCGCCGCCTGCAGATGCTCAATGCCCACGTCACCACGGCCGAATCCTGTACCGGTGGCGGTATCGCCGAGGCCATTACGCGGATCCCGGGGAGTTCGGCCTGGTTCGAGGCGGGGTATGTCACCTATTCCAATCGGCAGAAGACCCGGCAGTTGAATGTGCCGGAAACTTTGTTTCCAAAGGTTGGGGCGGTCAGCCAGGAAGTGGTGGAGGCCATGGTGCGCGGCGCCCAGGAGAAAAGCCTGGCGCGCTTTGCCGTGGCGGTCAGCGGTGTGGCGGGGCCCTATGG